ATCTTTTTTGATATTTTCCAAGGTAGCCTCGTCGGCCTCCTCCACAATGTCAGCTGCACGCGCTACGCAGGCGTCGCGAATAACGTTTAGGCACTCGCCCAAGGTAACTCGATTGATTAGCAAGTTTGCAAAATCAGTCTTCAATTCCCCGACCGTGCCTGTTCCTACGTTGCCACTAGAACCCGCAGGCCCAGTCGATTCAGTACTTAAGTTCGAACTCATATAAGAATAGTATATAACAAGAGAAAAATGTCAAGTAAAAATTACTGAACGTAATACCAAATAGTACCAACCGTAGCGGCAGAAACAGCGCCTGTCACCAAGAAGGGATTGTTACCGAAGTTAACCTGTCCGGGCACACAAGCTACACCATTGGCTGTAAAGTTAGCACTAGCGGCAACAATGTAAATATTACGCTTAGTTATCACACCAAAACCATCGGTATTCGACCCCGGATCAGCTATGCTAGTGGCGCTGTTGACTTGACATGGTGTGTCGTTAAGCGCCATAATTAACCTTCCTTAGGTGGCCCCACAGCCTTTTTGACCTCCGATGTAACGCCTTGGCGAAGAAAAACAAGCATTAGCGCTGCAAAAACAGCCTGTATTGTTACCGTCAGGTCAACTTCCCCTGTCAAATATGCCCCGAGAGCCGTCAATACCGCCGCTCCCGCCGTGAAATAAGTCTTTTTGCCTTTTAGAGCTTCCATAGTTAGTAATATTATACACTCTAAATCAAAAAATTACATCGATTTTGTCTTGCTTTTTATTATAGCGAACAGAATAGTCTTTTATATTAGGGTTTTTAACAAAGCTTAAAGAGAGTTGGTCTGTAATCTTATTTTGAACCGCTCTCTTGATTAGGCGCGCGCCAAAAGAAGAATCTCCTATATTGTCAACAATGAAATCTTCAATAGTATTTTCAAAATCTAAGGCTATTCCGTTTTTAATAGCGTTCTGTGTTAAGAACTGGAGTTCGTGGCGCACAATTGATTTTAGGTTTGAGCTGGAGAGCTCCTTAAAGAAAACAATATCATCAAATCTATTGATCAACTCTAAGGGTAAAACTTTTTTAAGTTCTTTGCGGGCATCAACCTCACGGCTATCTGCTGTAGAGCCACCAAACCCAAGAGTCTCTTTTTTCATAAGAGCTTTAGAGCCTATATTACCTGTGATAATGATTATACTGTTACGAAAATTTGCTTCTCTGCCTTGCGAATCACGAAGATGGCCTTCATCGAGTATTTGAAGCAAAATTTGATGTACTTTAGGGTGGGCTTTTTCTATCTCATCGAATAAGATTACTGAATTTGGGTTTTGGGAAATCTTTTCTACCAATAGCCCTCCTTCTTCAAAACCTACGTACCCCGGACTGGAGCCTATTAACTTTGAAACGCTATTACTTTCAGAAAACTCCGACATGTCGAAGTGAATAAAGCTATTTTTATTTTTAAAAAATAATTTAGCCAGACATTTTGTGGCGTATGTTTTACCTACTCCTGTTGGGCCAAGAAACATTAAGCTGCCAATAGGTCTGGCCGTGTCTCTTAGGCCGCTTTTGTGTCGCAAAAGGCACCGAGAGATAGAGCTAATAGCCTCCCCTTGGCCTACTACTAGCTTTTTCAATTGTTTTTCTAAATTGATATATTTCTTAGATACTGATTGGCCAAAATCGTGAGCCGGAATACCTGTCTTGCGAGAAAGTATCTCAAAAAAGTCTCGCTTGGAGATCTTATATCTTTTTTTAGATAATTGGTTGCTCCATTTGGCGACTTTTTGCTTTATCCCTTCAAGGATATGGTCCTCGTATCCTTTTTCTGTATTCCCAGACGAAAGGTCAGAGACGAATTTTGCTTCAAGTTGCCGAAGGCAATCTGGTTTTTTAATTTTTTTAATTTTAACGTGGCTACATGTAAGGTCGAGTAAGTCAATAGCTTTGTCTGGAAAATGACTTTGAGGTAAAAATTCTTCGCTATAGTTCACTATGTCTTGTAGCATATCAGAACTAATAGAAACATGGTGGAACTCTTCGTAAATTTGCTTTTTTTGGTTTAGTATCTTCAGCGTCTCCTCTTTTGTTGGCTCTTCAATAACAACTTGGTCAAAGCGGCGATGCAGGGCCTTGTCTTTGAACAGCTTCTTTCGGTACTCAGCGTAAGTTGTGGCTCCAATGACCGTAATTTCTCCGCTGGATAGCGCAGGCTTTAGGATGTTTGCTGCATCCAGCGCCCCCTCTGCGTCTCCGGCTCCTGATAGAGTATGTATTTCGTCAATAAATAAAATTATACTTGGGTCTTTGGCGTCTTCAATGATTTTATTTAAGCGATCTTCGAATTCGCCTCTATACTTGGTACCCGCCACTATATTATTTAAATCAAGGCTAAAAATAACTTTATTCTGCAAGAATAATGGAGCATCCCCTTGAATGATACGCTGCACTAACCCTTCCACAATAGATGTTTTTCCTACCCCCGCGTCGCCAAGCAAAATAACACTGTTCTTTTTACGACGACTTAGAATGTCTTCTACCTTTGCCGTTTCTTTTTCTCTGCCAAAAACGGGATCTACATTCCCTTGTAGGGCTTTTTCGGTCAAATTTTCAGCATATTTATTTAAAAACTTAAAGTCTTTTCCGCCTTCCATAAAAGGCGCCCACCCTTTTTCTGTGGGAGGCTCAACTTTCGGTTCGGCATCAGAAAGGTAAGTCACGATATCCGTAAAAAGAATCGTTAGGTCGAACCTAAATAAGCTATGAATTTTTTTAGGCCACTTCTCAAAATTATCTAAAATGGCTAAAAAAACGTGATCTACGCTGACCCATCCGTGCTGAAACTCGGAAGCAATTTCTGTGGATTGTTTGAGGATAGACACAACAAACGGTGAGAGCTTAATTTCAGAAGGCGTAGCTTCGGCGCTGGGAAGATCTGATAGGATTTCGTCGTATAAAACACGCCTTAAATCGTCCAAGTCTAACCCTAGGTCAGAGGCAAGACTAAGAGACTTGGCTTGTTTAAGCTCAAAAAAAGCAGCAAACAAATGGGGAAGCAAGATCTTCTCGTGGTTAAGGGCTAAAGCTATACGCTTAGTTGCTTGAAGCAGCTTCTGCGAGCGGGGGGTAAAGTTAATTTCTCCTATTGTCATTTTACGTCAGATAATTTCATGTAAATACGTCCATCTAAAATATTCATATCGTCTACAAAAACGATATCCTCGGATTTCTTACCTACTATTGTGATAATATTGTCTTTTTCAGGCAAACCTTTTTCTTCTAAATACTTTTCTAGCTTAGGGTCAAAAAACATACAGTCAATGCGCCCTAACTCATCTGCTATTGTGAGACGAATATAGCGATTATTGTTACGACTTACCAATCTGCGACTACAGTCTTTCACCACTCCTACAAACTTTACACCTTGCTTTGTTTCTGCGGAACATACTTCGTAGCAATTCATAAGATTTCCTGCTTCGTTTTTGAACACATCTCTAAGCGTATGAGTGTATGCATACCCTAATAGTTGGTTTTCAAAGTACCAGTTAGCAAATTTTTCGAAGCTTTTATTCTTGTCGTATATGCTTTTATATGGGCGGTATTTTTTAAGGAAAGTTTCTGTACGGCTTTCTTTCATGATGGGTTTGTTGTCGTCTCCAACCGATTTGTTCTGAATCACCTCTGTTCCCACTATATTTAAAACATCATAGTTGTGTTTGGGGCCAAGAGCTATAAAGTTTCTTTTTTCTCGGTCTGTTAAAATATTAAATGCTTGGGCTTCTAAAACCATGCGGCTACGGCTGTTGCCAAAAGAGCTGAGAGCTCCCGCTTGTATAAGAGAGGAAAGAACCCCGATATTAATCTTTGCATCTTTTGCGGCCAAGAACACGTCAAACTTATTCGAAATCTCAGATTCTCTAAAGTCAACTATAGACTGTAGGCTTTTTTCACTTACACCCTTGATACAATTAAGCCCATAGCGAATGTCCTTACCTTCAACAGTAAAGTCCATGCTAGACTTTGCTAAATCAGGGGGAAGTAACTTCATATCAAAGTGGTTTAATTCTCTAGCTATCTTATTGACTTGATCAAAAGGATCTGCTTCATGTTTTGCCATTTTAAGCAAAGCAATATAAAAATGCTGAGGGTGGTTGAACTTTAAATAAGCTGTCCATGCTGTAAGGATGGCATAGCTAATAGAATGAGATTTGTTAAAGGAATAATTCGCGCTATCTTCGGCAACTTGCCAAAGGATGTCAGCAATCTCTTCTCCTTGGTGCCCTGTCCATGCGTTCGTTAAGCGATTTGCTTCAACTTTCTTTGCAATTTTCTCTCGCCACTCCGGCATCTGGTCTATTTTTTTCTTGCCGATTATTCTTCTTAACTGTTCCGCTTCATCTAAAGTAAACCCCACCTCTACGGCCATTTTCATCAACTGCTCTTGGTAGAGGGGGATACCTCCCGTATAATCTAAGATATCAGCAAACTGAGGGTGGACCAACGCCGAGTCTCCTGTGCGAATATAATCAGCGTACTGATCTTTAAACTCAAGCGCTCCCGGTCTAGCTATTGCGATGACGGCAGAAACCTCCTCTAAGCTACGGGGCTTAATTTTTTTACATACCCCGAAGTTAGTATCAGCTTCAATTTGGAAAAGACCTTGAGGGCATTCTAATTGTTGAAAATGTTTATACAAAGTCTTATCGTTCAAATCAATACTGTCTAAGTCCACGCCAGAGAGGCGTGAGGCATCCTTCAAGACAGTTAAGGTTTTTAACCCCAGTATGTCAAACTTAACAGTGAGCTCCGAAATCCAGTTCATGTCATAGCATGACGCAAGCTCTCCTTCTTTTGTCTTTTGAAGAGGGCAGATATCTGTTAGTGGCTGGTGAGAAATAGCAATCCCAGAAGCATGAACCCCTGTATTTTTAATAAGTCTTTCCAGTTTGAGTGCGATTATATATACTTTAGGGTTATCTTCGCACCACTCGTCAAACATCTCGCTTTCTTGGCGCGCCTCAGGCAAAGGAGAAACCTTACCAAACTTTACAGGGATCAAATCGCTTAACTCGTTAACCTCTTGCTCTGTGTAAAGCCCTACAATTTTACCGGTCTCTTTGATGCATAGTTTTCCACTCAAGCTAACTAAGTTTAAGATACGACATGTACGAGACGGATGCTTGCGTTTAATGTATTCGATGACTTCACTGCGACGGTCATATGCAATGTCATTATCCACATCAGCTAACAACGAACCGTCTAGATAAGTTATACCGTCCTTTTCGATCTTACGAGCGCGACTTTTAGAGACAAATCTCTCAAAGAAAAGATTGTACTTAATTGGATCTACCTTTGTAACCTTAAGCAAATAAAGGATAAGAGAACCTGCTGCCGAGCCACGGCCCGGACCGGTGGGGATCTCATTCTCATGGCAATAATTTAGAATATCCCAGTTAAGTAATATATAGTCAATGAATCCAAGCTCACTCAATATCTTAAGCTCTTCTCCTGCGCGGTCATAATACTGATCTTTGTTAGGGTATTTATTGATACCCATCTCCTTAATGCTTTCCCAGCATAACTTCTTAAGAAATTTAAGGTTGTCTATCCCCTCATCAAGATCCAATTTTTTATAAAACTTCTTTTCAATTTTAATCTTAGGCAGTAGCACTCCAGCAGGCGCGCAGTCATCATAAGTTGTAAATTTATCTGCAAACATTATATTTCCACCTCCCATATCAACTTGTTAAAAATTTTAAATGTCATATCTATATCATAACCAGCATCATGTAGTTTGTTTTCATCAAATCTTATGTCGTAATCTTTAAGCAGTTGTTTTTGGTTGGTCTTCAGCCCTCTTTTACGAAACTCGTTAAGCTTATATTGCCAGTTAATAAGAGATTCGTCCTTACCTTTTTTAATCTTTTCTTTTGCTGCTTTGGCTATGCAGTTAGTATCAAGGATTCTGTCGATGTATGAGTAGTCGCTCTGCTTTTTAAGCAACTTCCGATAAATGTTGTGAATGTAGACATCAAACCCCAACAGGTTATGGCCGATGATTAAATAAGACGGGTCATACAGATATGATTCAAACTCATCAAGAATTGCCGTTGCGTCTGTTGAGTTTTTTTCATAATGCTTACGATTGAACTGGCAGATTTTAGCGGCTTCTGCGCTTACGTTTAAATCGGGCCACCGGATCAACCGGTCAAAGGCCTTTAGAGGCTTTTTGCCCTGAAAGGTACCGTACCCTATTTGCCAAGGCTTGTTGTCCGAGTTCAAGAGGTTGAGGTGGCATGTCTCAAAATCAAAACAAAGGTATTTTTGGTTTTTATTAAACCGTAGGAGGTTATCGTTCATTATCTTTTTCAGTTTTTTTGCCTTGAGGTAAAAGCAATTCTTCTCCTTCTTTTATATCACATGTTGCTACAAAATTGCAAGTAAATAATTTTTTTTCTATCTTATGGTTAATATTGGGCAAAGGGGAGCGCCCGTAAAACATACCATATCCCAGTACTAAAACTGGACGGGTAGCATGAAAAGGCAAGATGCCTCCGTGCTCATCACAAAAATCCTTCCAATCTGAGCGTAACTCTGGCCATGGGAAAGCGCACTTTAAAAGCTCCTTGTCACAATCCTCCCATTTGTTATTTTCCAGAAGGAGCAGCCCGCTTTCTTCTACGCACTCTCCTTTTTTAATATCTTCTATGCAGAAAACGCCGCGACTATCGTCTGAGGTTTTAACTTGTATCTTTGGTGATAAAAAAAGTTTATCTTTCATTTTTTTAAAATATATAAAAAGGGAGCCACCTCTTGGATTTGAACCAAGGCGCTTCCGATTACAAATCGGATGCTCTGCCAAACTGAGCTAAGGTGGCGACTATTTCCATTTACAGTAGCTTGGGTCCTCTGATCTCTTTCGTCGCATATATTCTCTTTTTTGTGCGCGACGCTTATCTTTATCCTTGTCGTCGTATTTTTTTTGAGCATGAGAGCGGGACTTTTTTCCCTTTGGGCTTTTGCTGTATCTTTGTTGCGGGGTGTCACTCATGTTACCATACCCACACCATACAGTCTTCTTCGCATGGCAACGGGAGAATGTCGTATTGTTTCTTTTTCATTATAAATTCAATAAACTTATAGGAATATTATAGCAGTCTGCTTTAAAGGTAAAATTGTTAGCAGGGTCAATTTCCCCTTTGCGGTGAAAGGTTGCCTTCTTGTAAAAATTTGACTTGGTGATCTTTCCGAGGTACCATGCTTCTTTAAGTGTGTTAAGAACGCTTACAAAAGCATATTCATCGCAGTCTTGTCTTGTGTTGAAGTCTGCAACCGAGCATTCATAGTAAGCCTTGGGCGCGACTGTGCGCTCTTTAGTTTTTACATCCACCTTAGTGTCTTGGTAGACAATGTCATAATCATAAGTATCTTTAATCTCCCCGTTAAGAACATTTTTGACTACCTCTTCCCCGATGTATGCCACTAAGCTACCCTCTCCTTTGCGAATAGAATTCTTTAAGAGGGGGAGTTTTTCTGCTCGAGCTCTAACTCTTTGCATGGCGCCGTTGCTGATGATAAATTTTTTCACTGCTCTAAAAAGCTCTCCATACAAAACTCTTGGCTCCCGCAATGGTCTAAATTAGGGCGTGTCAAGTTTGACTTGCGGCCATTATAAGTGCGATTACAAATGATTCTAAAGGTTTGGTAGGCTGCAAAATCTTTTCTATTTTTATAATAAATAGTTTTGGCTTCCTCTGTTTCGTACCCATGCACTTTTGTGTACTGTTCGATAGCGGCACGAAGCAAATGGTCGAATGGGAGCTTATTGTTCTCTAGGAAAAACAAAGGCTTTGAAAAACTGAAGTCAGGGATAAACTCACTGAATGAAAAATTATTACAATGTAAAAACGAATCGTAAAAAGGAATTGCCATTAATAGGTTGTTTGTCCAGTGCTCTTTCAGGTCTTTAAAAGTCAGGCGTTCTTCGTAATCGCAGAAGGCTGACGAATGTATCTTGTAAAGTTTTTTACATCCGTGGTCGTTCTTTGCAAAGACAATAACTTTATGATTCTTTTTCTTATCATCGCTGTGAGAGTTACAGATATTTAAACGCAAGCCAAATACTAATTGTATACCGTGCTCTTCGCATCTTTTTTTAGATTCAAGAAACCCGTGAAAGTTATCTTCTACTAGCACAAGCTTGTCCAACTTGTTATCAACAGCAATCTGTATAACACTATCAGAACTTCCTTCTTTTGTCTTAGAGGGGTCGTTAACTGTTAGTATAGATTTACCTATGCTGTAATGCGTTTTAAATAAAGGCACCATAATATTAGTCTAACACTTGCTCAAGGGAAGTCAAGGTAATTCCATCGAGGGCACCCTGCGTAATGTAGTTTTTTAATAGAAAAGTTTTCTTTTTTATCCTTCAGGAGCGCACTGTAATCTTCTGGGAATGCGGTGCGCAGGAGATTGTTTTTATCGTCATAAAGAGCGTAGTAATCAAAGGCAAATTTATAAGCACAGTGCCACATGGGGGTACCATCTTTCTTAGGCTGACCTCTGTATTTCGCTCTTCCGCAAGCAATGGGGCCACCAAAACTACCATCTTTAGGGTGGGGTTTATCAGCGGCATAAGATCCGATAGCACAATTATAATTAAATTTTGTTAAATATGTTTGCGCTTGAGTTAATTCTATTTCAAACTCGTCAAGTTTTTTATCAGAAATCTTTCGCATCTTCATAAGACCTTCAGGCTTGTCTTCTTTTTCTAAATCAAATTTCAAAAAAACAAATTCGCTATTGCGATTTTTTACGTCTGGAAAAAGGTATTTAACGGCCAAGCTATAAATGTAATCTTGTAGGTTTTTCTTCTTCTCCTCTCCTTTGAAAACCTGCTTGCTTGTTTTAAAATCTCTTATAATGGCGGAATCTTTTTTGCCGTATATGAATAGCTTATCTATAAAACCTCTAACATAGTAATCTTTTTCGCCTTCTTCAACATGCATGTCGAACGAATACTCTGAAAACGACTGTGTAGGTTTTCCATTTTTCTTACCAAAAAAATCATAGCGCACCCCTGCCGCAATCATATCTTTGATAAGGTTCATGTTCTCTTCATCGTCAACTCCAAGCCCTTGAGCTGTTGACAGTATTAATTTTTTAATAGAAGGGACAATGAAGGGATCATTACTTTCTAAGATGGCATCATAGTAATGCTGTCTTGATGGTTTGCCTAGGCATTCAAAGATTAAGTGACAAACCGTGCCTCGGGAAGCGCCGTCGTTAGACTTATCGGGCAGGCGCTGGTGGTACTTGCACCAGTAGAGCCATGAACACATTTTGACTGTTTTAAGTCGACTAGCTGATAGGTAAACGGGTTTTGTTTTAGACATTTGTTTCCTCTATTAGGTTTTTAAGAAAATTTATTTTCTTGTTTCTGTCGGTCTTGTTTTTAAGTATATTCATTCCTTCTTTGCTTTTTAATATAGAGTAAATCTTTGATATTTGTTTTCCTCTGTCTAAGGGCTTCTCGTGCCATTCCTCTTTAAAATTTACACCTTCTTGTTGCATGTCTCCAAAATCGTTAGTTGTGGGAAGGTTGATGCGAAGCTTCGTGATATCAAAGTAGTTTAAGAGTTTGGTGAAGATTTTAATAGCCGCATGGAGACCGGCTTTAGATTTATCATTGTTCGTTCCAATGATAATTTGATCTAACTCTTGGGAAAGCAGGAAAGATATTTGTTTTGAGCTAAGGTCTAATCCGCCTACAACCAAGTGGTTTAAAAAACCGTTTTCAGTTAGTGCTAGGCTGTCCCCGACACTCTCTACAATGATAATTTCGCGTCGATCTTGTGTGCATTCCAAGAAAGGTTTTGCCCCTGTGCTGTCCGAAATGCAAAGCGGATAAAGCCAATTGGACTTGCGCCCGACATGCTTCCATTTAGGGAATTCGGATTCAGCCTTCCATCGTAAGTGGCGACCAGTAAACCCAATGATTTGGGAAGGGTCATTTTCATCAAAGACAGGAAAGACAAATCTGCCATTCAGTTTCCCAGCCGTCGCGAGCCCTCCCTTGTATAATTTTAACGTTAAAGTTGAGATTTCTTTATCGTTATAGAATTTAAAGTGAGGTAACAGTTTAGACAGATATTCTAGCGAGTAAATTTCATCCATCTGTATCTTAACTTTTTCGCTATGTTTTTCAAAAGTGCCAGACGGTTTCGCTGAACCTGAAGGCTGAATGTAACGAGAAAGTATTTTTTTATCCTTAGTGCCTAAGACCTTCTCCACCAAGGCCTGAAAGGGCAAAAACGAAGAGTCATTAACATAGTCGCGCCAAACACCTGAGTCTTTATATATCTGTACAGCGGTAAAATTATTTCCGTTACGCCATAAGGCGTTTGTTTGCCAGTAAGGCCCGCGATCCCGCAGTTTGAACCCTAGCTCATCAAGCACCTCTTTAATGTCTTCGGTTTCCATTAACGTAAAAGCTCAGGGATAAAATCATCAGCAACATTGTCGTCCGCATCAAGCTCACCATTCACGTCTAAAGCTCTAACCAAATCAACCATATCTCCACGCTCTTCTACGTTAAAGCCATCCATTTGTAAGTTAATGGCGTTCTTACGCAAGGAACCATCTGGCATTCTAACCGGGTTAATAGCTCTCATGTATTCAGCCCCTAGATGGCGAGATTTTACGTTGATTAGTTTATGTGTGCCAAAGTTTGGTTCGTTTGCTATTTCGTCTAATGTTTTTTGCCTTAAAATAAACATGTGAGAACAGAATTGGGTAATACGATCCGAAAGAGATACGATGCTTTCGTCATCTACAACGTCCTGAGCCTGTCTATTGTTAACAATGCCTTGGCGGTTACTTTGAACAGAGGTAATCATAGGAATTATTGGCCCTCCATCAGAAAGAATCTCTTTTTGGATGGTTTTCTTAAACTTATCCACCATTTCGCCAACGACTTGCCACTCTGATTTTGATCCGTTATTTTCAAAGGTAGTTTTGATGTAATCAAAAGAGAAGATCATGGGTTTTCCTCTACCTATCTTCGAGTAATAAAAACGCCGCAGGGTGGCACACATGTTATCCACACCCATCCCTCCTACGTTGAAATAGTAAAACTTAATATTTTTTACTTTCTCCCAAACAGCGCGAACCTTATTCACAGTTTCTTCTCCTGCTTGTCTCCATTGGCCCGTTTCTAACAGGTTTGCAGATACCCCACTTAACGCAGAGCATTGGCGGACGATCAGCTCTTCTTTGGACATCTCTCCATTATCAAAATGCAATACAGGCACGTTGTATTGAGCGGACACCTTGGTACAGAAATCCATACAGAAACGGGTCTTGCCGACGCCTGAGCGGGCCACTATGACCGTTATATTACCCGGGCGTAACAACGAGCCATAAACATCATTAACGCGCTTGTACGGGCTCATGAGGCCAAACTCAGTAACAGGATTATTGCCTCTAACTTCTATCCATTCCTCCATCTCGTCTGAGATGTTAACGGGGCTATTGGGACCAACATCAAAGAAGTTTATTTTTTCATTAAAAGTATTGTCTGCGCCCTCTATTATGTCGTTGTAAGACACAGCAGGTGACATTTTACGCATAGAGTCAGCTACTTTTTTAGCGCCTTCAAAGATTTCACGCCTAACTGTATATTTTTTTAGCTCTTGGGCTATCTTTTCTACGTTATCCGCGGAAACCTTACGGAGTGCAAGAGAATGTATGTAATCTGAAATCTTAATATCGTTAGGGAAGCTAATATTAAGAGCGTCTACTCGCTGAGACAGAAGCACCTCGTCCATTTTTTCTGCATTCTCGAGGGCTTGACGAAGAACATAGAAAATTGTTTTATTTATAGAATTTTCATCTGCACAAAAATCATTCTCATTAATAAAGCTTGCAATATTGCCGTACTTTTCGGGGTACTTGATTAGTGCGGCAAGCAAATGTTGTTCAAGTTCTAAAGAAAATATCATACAGTAACCACTGTACAGCACGAAGGGTTAAAAGTCAAGGGCTATCTCCACACTCGGTAGCTGTCACTATCTTCGTGATAAGTGCTCGTTTCTACAAATTCAACTGGGCCATCTTTAGCGATAAGTTTATGAGGAAGGACTCTTTTTAGGGAAAAAACCTCTCCTTCTTGGAGTATTTTAGACTGCGTTTCGGTGGTGAGGGTATTTAAAATATCTATCTGAAGCTCTCCTTTTAAAACATAGAAGCTTTCGTGCTTGTTGACGTGAAAGTGCATAGACGTGCTACACCCTTCTTTGATGTATAAAATTTTACCACAATAGTCTTCCTCTTTGTTATTAACAAGCCATATCTCATAGCCCCATTGCTTTTCTACTTTAGTTGCTTTTCCTAAACTCATTCGTCAAAAAAGTCTAAAGGATAGTATGGCCTTCGTCATACAGTTTATTAATTTTTTTAATATTTTTCTTAATAGGGGTTGATTTCGTATAATCCCTATTTGCGGGCGTAACGCAGATAGTCTCATCAATGTCAACGTATATAGTCATTTAAGAGGGGTTGTCTTCTGATAGAGCTTTTTCTCCTAGTTCCATGTCGTCCAAGAATCTCTCCAACGCTTTTCGCAACCCCATCTCCACTATTTGAGAGCCTATCTTACATTGTATAAGCGGACGCCCATCTTGAGTAACGTAGGCTAAGATGAAACCCCCGTCATCACCATCACCTGTAAACTCAAATAGCTTGTCAAGAAAGCTGTTGGGTATAGTGAACTCTTCTGGGGGGAGGTCTGTAAGGTCGTCGCGCATATATTTATATTATTTCCTTATGTAGTGAGTCAAAGTCCATATTGCCTTCGTGGATCTCAAGTAACTTAATACTGTTAAGGTCGCAGAAAGATAATTTTTCTTCATCTCTTTTCAGTTGATGTAAATAATTTATTTTATTACCTTTATGAAAAAACTTATTATACTTCGTGTGCTGTTTTCCTTGTACCTCTATAGCTATACCTTTAGTAGCATTATAGAAGTCTAATGTAAGGCGCGTACCCACAACGGGAAACTCTTCAAAAACGACATCGCCGTCCCAAAAGACTTTTAAAAAAACTTTAACTGTAGCTTGAAGCTTGCTTCGGCTCCCTTTTTCCCAGTTAATTAGATAAATAACCGGGCGCTTAATGCGTCGACGACTGCCTATGAGGGTTTTAAAAGTCATTTTAAACAGAGAGTACCATCTTTTTAAAATAATCCATAAGGTGATCTTTTGCTTCTGGATTTTCTTCTAGGAACTTATCAAACTGATTTTCTCCTTGTATTTTTTCAGGAAAGTCAATTTTGGCTTCCGACATTATATTAAGTAATTCGGAATCAAATTCTATCCATCCCGCTCCTTTTCTGTGGGCAAAATCCCAGAGAAACATCATATCTAGAATTTCTTTTTCCACCCAAATGCTCTTACCTCCTTTGCGGCCGTAAATAACGGGGTATTTAATAATTGAATTGGTCTTTTCGTTAGGGCTTTTTTTGACTGTAATTTTAGCGAAGTGGCCAATAATTTTATTCTTAATTGCGTCATACTTCTCGCTAGGTTTTTCTAAAATCCAGTCTTTTTTAAAGCGCGGCTCAAATTCGAGAATAAAATTAGCAAAATGTAATAAGGCGTTCCCTCCTGTTGCTGTGGTTTGGCGGATAGGCGCTTTAGAGTAAGGGTCAAGCTGTATATCAGCTCTAACTTGGGAGATGAAAAGCGCCATATGTCCTCGCTTAGTCAAACCAATACTAACGCGCTTCATAAAATCCGCAGCTATAACTGCCCCTCCCGCAACTTTTCTTGACTCTTCAAAACTCTTAAGAGTATCGCCTTTAGAGATTAGCCCGTCCACCGAATCCAATATAAAGCAATAGCGGGTATCGTCTGAGTTTTTTCCAACCAATAGACGTAAGGCTTCCACTACGGTTTCATAAATATTGCATTCAAACACGAAACAATTTCCAGCTTTCCAGTCGTCCTCTTTAAAGGCAAACTTAATTCCAGAACGCTCTCGCATCTGATTGGTGAGGCGCCCTTCCGCTTTAATGTAAAAGCCTCGTGAGTTGGGGACCGTTTGTAGGAAGTTTTTCATCACCTCTAAGGCTTCAGAGGTTTTACCTCCTTCGTTTACCCCTGTAAAGCGATGTAAACCCGGGCCTAACCCTCCCCCTAGAGCAAAATCTAACTTTAGACTACCGCTAGACACTTGGTAGTCATAACTTTCTTCATAATTGTAGTGATCTTTTTCTGTAGATTTTAAAAAAGATTTAATTAAATCGTTTGGGGATAGCCCTTTAGGTGTTTCTTTTTTTATTGTTTTAGTCATTAAGGAAGTTTTTTAATGTTTTGGTTGAGGAAAAAATGCGATCTGTGCCGGTCTTGTCTCCTATGTTAGGGGAGGAGCTTTTTTCTATTTTTAGATGAAACTCTTGGTACTTTGTTTGGAGCATCTTGTTAAACGGCAGAGCGTAAAATTGAGCAAAACTGTTAATCTCTTTATTGAAATTTACTTTATGCCAAAAGTCCTCGTTGTCATATTTCTTCATCAGTCTTTTGAGGATCATCATCTCTTTTGCCCAGAATTTTTTCTTTTCATATTTGGGGGCAACTAGATGTTTTCTCACTACATCTTGAATTCTTCTTTTAGTTTTTTTCTTTTGGACCATAAATTTTAAAAACGGAATATGAATCTACTAAGTCTTTATCCGAATGCTTAATATAACATCTAGCGGGCTGCTTTGTCAACCATTTTTTTTGAACTTCTATTCTTTTATCGTAAACCTTAAATTTAAAATTATTTTTTACAAAATTAAAATCAAGTCTTTTGTACTCAAGCCAATCGGCAATAGTGATTTGAACTCTTAAGCTGAATTTGTCACGGTAGCCACGCTGGTAGGTTGATTGTAGTTTTTCAAAATTCAAATAATATAAGTTTTTATGTTTACAGAAAGTTGAAACCACTAGTATGCCATTTGGTTTTAGCATTGCTTGGTACTTTTTTAACAAGGCATATTGATTGTCTCCAGAGTATCCAATCGTTTCATTGAAAAAAATTCTATCATAGCTGCCTGCGGAAAAAGAACTGAAATCAAAACACTGGTAGGCGGGGCCTCTGCTATTTTTTTGAGCCATCGAAACTTGTCTTTGAGAAAAATCAATACCAGTCAATTTAACATTATTAAAGTTGCTGAAAACAAAATTAAGAAATTTACCTCCGCCGCACCCAACGTCTAAAACCTTTAAATTATCTTCTATCTCGGCAAACTGGCAAAGCGAACGAAAGTGCTTATCCGCACTTTGGTTGAGAACGCAGGCGTTATAGCATTCAAAATTATCAAACAGATATTGAGAGTAAATATCATAAAAGGAGTGGTGGAGGTTCATGTGCGCATATCGACTAAACAAGTATAACGCAAAGCACCTTGAAGGTCAAGGCAAAATAAAAAACCTTATCCCTGTTGTACTAGGGGATGTAATTGGGATCTAAAAACTTACGGTAATCTGCCTTGTTTTTCTTATCAAAGGTGCCAGTCTTATCCCACTTTTTTTTGGTCTTGGCTGCGTTAGGTTTGTTAAGGTCAGGATAAGAGGGTTTTCCGTCTTTCATTCCGGCTTTAGACTTGTCTTTTTCGCTGGATTTTTTATCGTCTGATTTCTTGTCGTCTGATTTCTTGTCGCCGCCTTTTTTCTTGCGAATCATTTCTAAGAACTTTTTTTGAGCGGTTTTTTGCTTGTCACTAGCAGCATCAGATTCGCTCTCAACATCTTTAATATCTTCTTGTTTGTCCTTCTCGAGGCTTTTAATTTCTTTCTCAAGGCTCTTAACGGCGTCTTGGTGGTGTTTGAGGCGCTCTTTGAGGGTTTCGTGGTCAACCTCTTCCTTGTCTTGGTGGTACTCTTCTCTCTCGAGACCCTCTTGGTTGCTTTTATCAGAAGCGGCATCAGATTTTGATACTTCCACCCCTAGTTCTTTAGCCTTGCGCTTGATTTTAGACAACGCTTCTTTTTTGGCGGCAGGAGGGATATCTGTCTGGTTGAGGCGAGCTAAAGCGTTGCGTACATGGGCCGCGTCTGGAATAGGGAGGTGCCGTAAGGAACGCGGAGTAGTTTTGCCTTCGGAATCCTTCTCTCCTCCCGGAGAGATGTAAGCAAAGTCAGAATCGGGAAGGTTGTTAGCCTCTTTGCTGCTTAATTTTTCAGCTTCAGCTTTTCTGCGAATGGAGGGGGTAAAGTCTACTTCAAGTTCGTTTGTAGCTGGTAAACACGAGTCTGGATATTTCATAATGCAGTAATATTTACACCTTTTTAAAGAGTTTTAGAAATTTTTCTTTATTTTATGGGGCAGGCTCCTCCTGCGCACTCTAGACCTTCTATTGCTTTGCCGTTTGAAATGGCTTGAGGCTTCATTTTTGTTATATTTTTCTTGATTTCAAGGTACCTTTCCTTGTTTATTTCCTCGTACGGAGCTTGGTCAAAGCCATGATCTTGATGGAGTAGGAACGATACGCTTTTAATATTATGCTTATAGTGATCGCTTAACCATTTTTTGATATCGGGAAGCTCTTCTTTACGATAATAAACCGTACAAGAGACCGCATTATCTGACCATTCTTTTTGAATAGTTTTAACTAAGTTTAGTTGCTCTATGGCCGTCATATCTTTGGCCAATGTTGCGTTTTTGCCAGACTCACAGGGGAATTCAACAACAACCGTATCTCTATTTAGTGATCCGTCAAAATTCTTAACGTATTCGGTGTAATATCCTAGCTTTTGACAAGCCTCTACTAGCTGGTCGTCGCTAGACATGC